TCTGCATAGTATTCAAGTCCACGTCTTGCAGCTGCTCTCATGTATGCAGGTGCATCTTGATTTATGGCGCGTAGGTCATCTTCATCTTCATCTTCATCTTCATTCATGTAATCTTCTGACTGCCAAGCGTTACAGTAGTAACCGCCATCAACGAATTCATCCCACTTTTCACACCATGCTTTATCCCCTGCTTCATTGACACGGGACTCATCGTAGAAGTAACAGTTACCGCAGGCGCGACCTTCTGGAACGTCATCTGCTAGTGCTGGTCTGTAATTGTCAGGCAGTTCGCGGTAACCCATCATTACGGGTTTTGGTTTCTTCATCTTGTGCTTCTTGCGTTCACCACCGGGTTCTATGTCCTCAGCTATTGATATTGCAACCATTTGGTCTATGGCATCTTGCTTAGTTGTATGGCAACCAATAACTTCGCCATCTTCTTTGACGGTAGCCCAACCTGCGCAACCTTGCGCTTCGTCTGTTATGAAATACGGCATTAGTCTAATGTCTGCCTTAACCAAGAAGCCGAGTGTGAACCGCCTGAGCTTATTGCGTATAGGGATTCACCGGGATTAAGTGTGAGTTCAATGCTGTCCAGTTTGGGTAGACGTAAACCGTTTGATGTTGTAACTGAAGCATTACCTAAAAACAAATCATCCGTATTGTCGTTATTGTGAATGTGTAAACTTGACGGGTTTGCTGAAGAACCATCTATTTGAACCCTGCTGGTTCCTACGGTTACCTGACCTGAAGTTATAGCCATCACTTCACGCCATAAACGGACTCGGGATTTTCTGGGTCTATTTGCGCAATCTGTTGTAACTGTGAAGAAGGCAGACCGGTATGAACAATCGCAGGTAATCCTAGAGCAGATAAAACGCCAGCAGGATCAAACCCAGAATTGACAAGTTTCTGAGCCATCGTGACACGCTTGTCTGTTTCAACAAGTGAAGCAGCAACCAAATCCACATTTGCCAAAGGAACACGATAAACGTCACCGCCGTCTACTGGTCGCAAATCCTCGAATCTACGAATGTCATTAACGCTTAAGAATCCTGCTTGTGAACCGATTGAATAGCCGTTCATGCGAGTACTGAAGTCACCGCGTAGTAAACCATCTACGTTAAAGCGGATAAACGCGCCTTCTGGCAATAGTGCGCTGTAAGCATCTTCGATCTTTGCAATGTATGGGCGCAACGTATGGGTTACAAAGTTAATGCTGTTCTGCTCTACTGATGCGTACGACATTGCGCCGGGTGTAGTAATGCCAATCATGTGAGGTGGAACTCTAAAGATACGAGCTACTTCTTCAATGGCAAGTTTGCGACTGTCAAGCATTTGGGCTTCGTCAGGGTTTACACCAGTACGAACAAACTTTGCGCCACCTGTTAGCAGTCCAGTCTTGTGCGCTTTACGGAATCCGTTATGCCGTGAGTTAAAACCGTCTACAAGCTGCTTAGCCTGATCACTGTTCAAGCCTTGTGGCGTTTCAATGATTCCTGAAGTAGTTGCGCCTTGACCAAAGAAACGGGAAGCAAAGGACTGAAGCGCACTAGAAAGACCTAAGTTGTCTTTAAGTTCAGTAACCCTAGACATACCGCGCAGTTCGCCAGCCTTGCGCATCTCAGTAATCTGAATCATGTCTTGCTTGCTTACTGGCACTTCTTGGTATTCGTCAATGATGTATTCAATTTCACGAGTTACCTTGTTGCGATCAACGCGAACGCGGTAAGGGTCAATTACAACTAGGTTTATTACTTGACCTGAGTTGTCACGGAACACGCGCACAAAAGCGTTGCCGTCTAGCAATAACGAAATAAGAACTTGCTGGTAATGCTCAGAACGTAACAGGTCTACATCTGGTCTTTGAATCCATGAAGGCTGAGGTCGGTAGGGAACACGGTTACCGTCACGTCTAATGAATGAATCAAGTGGCAAAGTTGAAATAGTGTCAGAAATTAAAAGCACGCAGGAATAGAAAGCGTTGATTTTCATTGCTTGTACTTGGTCTATGTTTGACCCAGCTTCAGTGGTGAACGCGAATGAATCGCCTGCACCCCAAATAGATTGAAAACTTATGGCGCGTTCTTCTTTATTTCCACCTGTTAAATTTGCGAGCATTACTGACCCTTCTCAATTGCCAAGCCAATAAGCAAGCACGAAGCACCTACGGCGATAATTCCTAATGGCAGAATAAATAAACCTAAACCTAATGAGATTGAAGCTAGTCCTACAAGTTGCAAAATTGTGGCAATCAAAGAATCCCCTTAGAAACTAAAGAACTGTGGCACAACAGGTTCTTCCCTTGAAACAGTTGCCCTATCAAATCCTATGATACTAGCAACTGCCGCATCTATCTTGCGTGGCGAGCCGCGATGCTCTTTAACAATGCGCGGCCCTAGCCGATCAGTTTTAACAACTGCGTTTTGTAAATGCCTAAGCAGTAACGGATTCCCGTCATGCGTTAGCTTGTTTGCTACAACGGCATCATAGAATTTAGCGCACGCTGGAACCATGCGAGCAGGAGAAGTAGAAGGCCATTCAACAATTGGGAAGCCTGCTTCATCTAAGACCTGCATTGTGCGCTGCCATCTGAAAGGGTCACACGCTATTTCTCTTACGTTATGTGTGCCACAGAATTCAATAATCGTGTTCTCGACTTCAAGAATGTCTACTCGCCAATCATCCACATCTTCAGGCTGCTTTTCCCACGCCTTGACCATAAACACATAAGGCTGTTCTTCTACGGTTACGCCAATAATCACAGAAGCATCACCACTAAATGAGCCGTCAAACCCTAAGACAACTGGTACATCCGCGCCTATCTCACGCTTAAGTTCTAGCTGTTCCCAAGCTCCGTTGGGTAGCCAAGCTGTCTGGCTGCTTACCCACTGGTTACAACGCTTCGTTCTAAACTCAGCTTCTGGCGTTCGCTTGACCATAGCTGCAAAGTCTTTAGGGTCGTTTAAGTCACCATAAGCAGGATTAGCTTGTTTCCAAGTCAGCTCTAAATGGTGGTCAGCTTCAGCTTGAGCTTCCCAGCAGGCCATAAAGAAACTAGGATCATCAACTTCTTTTTGAGCTACGCGCTTGCCGTACTGATAAAGGTTGTAGGCAATGGAATCTTGACCAGATGAGTCCGATTTAACACCTGCCGTAGTGACAGCTATAAGCATTGGTTCACGCCTTGCACCCATTCCAAGCTGCATAACGTCAAAGAGCTCACGGTTTGGCGATGCGTGCAATTCGTCAAAAATGACCGTTGTTGGGCTAAGACCTTCTTTGCTAAAGCTCTCACTTGATAGAACCCGATAAACGGAGCCAGTTTCAGGAACCTCGATTGCATCCCTATAAACCTTGCACAATTCAGCCAATTCTGGTTCTGCTGCGATCATTTTCTTTGCATCACCGAAAACAATGCGAGCTTGTTCCTTGTCAGCTGCACAGGAATAGACCTCACCACCGGCGGGCCCCATGATCAAAGACCAAAGGCCAATGCCTGAACCTAGTGCGCTTTTGCCGTTTTTGCGGGCCATAGAAATTAGAGCTGTGCGGTGTCGAAACTTGCCGTCAGGGCCTACTGCGAATAAATGCTTTAATAACTCGTGCTGCCAGTCACGGAGCTGCATCTTGTCACCTGCGTACCCGGCAACAGTTTCCTTAGTTTGTATGGCAAATGTGTCTATAAAGTCAGAAACTTGGGGGCCACGGGACTTATTTAGCGCGGCTTTGTTTACTGGGGTAAGCCAAGTCGGGGGCCATGATTCAATTTGAGCTGGCACGAGCCTTCAATTCCTCAAGTTTAGAAGCTCTCTTAACCTCAGCTACGCCAAGCCGCGAACGGTCTGTTGGTGTAAAACCAAGCAAAGATAGGTTTGCTACGAGCTGCCTGTCGAGCTCTCGTAATGACTTACGTTCATCAGGCCTATTGTTTTGCAAAACTTGGATGCGTAAATTGCGCCTTTCGTCTAGCAGCTCGCAGGTCATAAGCAAAATCTCAATGTCTGTAAGTGGACTCAACCACGTTTGACCCATTCCCCAGATGCGATCCCAAAGCTCCGTACCTGAGCTGCCTAGCGGTCTGTTGGGTTCTGGTATGTCATAGGCAGAAGGTAGCAACACAAGCTCCTTCTGGTCTGGCAGTGTGCGTTTACCGGGGTTGCCAGTAAGCCGTTTCTGCTCAATCGGTTTTGGTGGTCTGCCACGGGGAGCCATAGCTATTCCTTAATCGAAGAACCGCAAGCAGGACAAAGTTTATCTTCTTTGAATTTTAGCGGCTCCTCGCTTTGGTCACCTAAAGGCGGCTGTAAAGATTCAAAGCCTAGCTGCTCAAGCTCCCAGCCGTTTGCATCGAGCTCAAGCAATTGGTCAGCTAGAACCTTGTCATCCCATTCAGCAAGCTCAGCTGTTCTATTGTCAGCTAATGCAAAGGCTCGTATCTGTTCCCAAGTCCAGCCAATAGGAGTTCTCGTAATAGCGATCTCAGACCAACCCAGAGACTTTGCGGCTTCAAGTGTGCCGTTACCAGCAACCACAATTGAATCAGGGGTTACACAGATTGGCTTGCGCTGCCCAAATTTAAGCAGGGAATTCTCTATTGCCTTAAGGTTTCTGCCATCATGCTTACGGGCATTCGCCGGATCAGGGGTCAAGCTGTTGATGTTTACATTTTCAATTCGTAGCTCAGTCATGGTTTAAGTCTACGCAGAAACCGCGTAAAACCGCCATTTTCTAAAACTTTGAATTTCGC